CCCTTCGTAATGCTTTTCAATTATTTGGTCATCATTTTGACGCTTAATTCCAAAAAGTTGAAAATATCCCTTGACATTTTTGGATTTCTGATCTATAATAATAGTGGTAGTTGAGATACCGAGTCGCTCTCGAGCGGCTTTGAATTTGGCTGACATAACACAATTAGACCGAATTAATGAATGATAATATGCAGAGAATATGCATTATATATATTATGAAATAATAAAATTTTTTTTGTAAGACACACCTCTGGAACGCCCACCAGACGGGCATCTCAGAGCGCTTGGCACCACCTTAGTGCTAAAGCTGTATATTATCACATTTTTACCATGAAAGGACGACCGTTATGTCAATCGAATTAAAGCTCTATTCTTCAAACCGTGATACCATTAATGTTGCATCACTCAAACAAAATATAAGCAAGGCACTTGCTGAGACCCTGATCTCTCCAGCATTGGAAGACACCACCACCGAGCTTGCTCCTGAACACAAAGCAGAAGCCATTAAGAGTATGGATGACCTCATCCGCATCTCAGACCACCTCATTGTACACAAGCGGTTCAGAGATAACATGCTCTTCATCTTAGGTATCAACTTTGGATTGAGAGTGAGTGACCTTCGTGTGTTGAGGTTCTCCGACCTCATCAACCCTAATCTAACCTTTAAGGATAAGTTCCCTGTGTTCGAGAAGAAGACTCGTAATACGAGGACTCGGAAGATGAACAGATACATTACGATCAACAACGCGGTAATAGAAGCTGTGACTCTCTACTTGGAGAACACCCCTAATGTGTGTCTGAGCGATTATATGTTCAGAAGCTTATCACCCAACGGCAGGGATAAGAACGAGCCGATTAGCAGAGCTGCGGTTGACAACATACTCAAAGGGATTGCCTCAGAGCTGAATATTACAGCGAAGGTATCAACCCACACACTAAGAAAGACCTTTGGCTACTGGGTTATGGTTTTTGGAAATAACGACTACCGCCAGCTCATGCTGCTTCAGAAGATATTCAACCATTCTTCTCCGGCTCAAACCCTACAGTATATAGGTATAACGGATGACGAGATAGCCGACGCCTACTACAAGCTGAATCTCGGCGGGGGTATAAGAGGTAAAATCGTAAGCGGAGCTATTCACGAGTGTAGCGCATACGACGCTGTAGCCGGTACAACAGCTTAATGCTTTGGATAAAGTGAAAGGGGCGATAGCGATGTAATCCAAACACATAAGAAGCTTGGTGAATACGGGAACAATTCACTTAGCGAGAAGAAAAAAAGCAGATCAAGAAGAAAAGGGGTGACAATGGTAAGGTATCGAGAGATAGAAGGCGATTTGTTCGCAGAAAAGAGTGAATGCTACTATGCACACTGTGTCTCGGCTGACTTTGCTCTCGGGGCTGGTATCGCAAAGAGGTTCAACCAACTGTACAATATGAGGGAACGATTGTTTGAGTGGGCTGACCGACCGGGGCGGGAGGTTAAAATAGGTAGTGCGGTGTTGATCGACGGTGTATTCAACTTGGTGACGAAACCGAGATATTTCAACAAGCCTACATACAACAGCCTACAGCTTGCGCTTTTGGATATGAGAGAGCAATGTATTTCGCTTGGAATTGACAGAATAGCTATGCCGAGGATAGGCTGTGGGCTTGACCGCTTGGACTGGAGTACAGTGAGCGACATGGTTAAGCGTATATTCGGAGATACTAACATTGAAATAACAGTTTACTATTTAAAGGAAAAGGAGTAATGCGTTTGGTTAAAGTTTGCGACGCAATAATGGGAAGCGGTAAGACAGAAGCGGCGATTACATACATAAACGAGCACCCTGAAGAGAAATTCGTGTATATAACGCCTTATTTGGATGAAGCCAGAAGAATAAAGAACGGGTGTCCGGATGCTCACTTTGTTGAGCCGAGTAATAAAATCGGAGACTACGACTTCAAAAAAATTGAGCATACGGAAGCTCTGATCGAAGAGGGGCGCAACATTGCAAGCACTCACGCAGCTTTTAAATCATATAGCCGATTTATGCTTGATAAGATAAGAGAGCATGGGTACACGCTGATTATTGATGAAAGCGTTGATGTGCTTCAGGAGTTCGATTATCACCCAGACGACCTCCAGCTTACCCTTGACTCAGGGTGGGTCGAGAAGCGAGAGGATACATATTTCTTAAAAGAGGATAAGTACCACGGGTACACATTCTCGAAGCTCTTTACGCTGCTTAGATCGAGAAATTTAGTAGAGGTAGAGAACGGCAAGGCTAAAGACCTTTTCTTCTGGACGTTGCCGTGCGAGCTTATCACTTCGTTCAAAGAGGTAATAGTCCTCACATATATGTTCGAGGGGCAAAGCCTAAAATGGTTGTTTGACATTTACCACATTCCATACGACTACTTCGGCATTCACAGATCAGAAGATGGTAGGTATAGCTTTAGTGACACGCAGGATTATTACCCAAGCTGCGTCCTCGCACTCAAGGATAGGATCCACATTTTGGATAACGACAGACTGAACAGCATAGGCAAGAATTACCACGCGCTGTCAATAAACTGGTTCAAAAATAACAGTGAGGGAGTGGAGCAGCTCAAACGAAACATCTATAACTGTTTTAGAAATGTGTGGGAAGATTCTAACGCAAAGAACCGACTATGGGGAACATACAGTTCTGGCAAGACTAAACTGCGAGGCAAAGGATACACAAAGGCGTTTTTGATGTTTAACGCGAAAGCTACAAATGAGTATCGGAACAGGAAGTACCTCATATACGCAGCCAATCCATTTATGAACGTAAATGAGAAGAAGTTTTACTATAAGCACGGGATAGACGTTGACGAGGATTTGTATGCCCTGTCAATAATGATACAGTGGATATGGCGGTCGGCTATACGCTGCGGCGAGGAAATTTACATCTATATTCCGAGCAGGAGAATGAGGAGCCTTTTGATGAACTGGATGGACGAAGTAACGAGAGGGGGCACGAAAGCTGGCTAAGAGTTGTAGATACTGCTGCTACAACGATATATGTAAAGGGTTCACTCCTTGTAGGTTTTACGATCCAGACGAGGAGGGCATAGATGCGGAGGTTGAAGATAAGATTGAGAAAGAGAAGAAAGAGTATTATTACGCATGGCTCGAATACATAGACGAGAGCGGCGAGGAAGAGAGAAAAGCGAGGACTTGGGGTGACGTAGTATAAGCAAACAATTGGCTTGCCAAAAATACATATTCAAGATTCACTCAGAGCGATTAAGAAAAGAGCGGTGGAGGTTATCTCTGCCGCTCGAAGAAGCCAGAAGAAACGATGAGGTAATATCGTTGGCTGACAGTCAGATGTTGCGCTGGATAGATGAATTAAACGGCGTAACCGACGCCGACGACAGGGCGCGAAGCATCAAAGAAGAAATTAAGCGGCTTCGCAAAGAAGACAACAGTATTCAGAATAAGAGAGCAATCCGAAAACTTTATTCAGAGTTAGATGAAATACAGTTCAAACCAGACTACTTGTGTCTCATTATTGACAAGGTTAAGGATTATTACCGAGCGTGCCGAGGTTTTAGCATCAATGGTGTACAATATAAAAGGCTTCTTGGCACCAATGGCGGTATCAAAAATTCCACAATTGTATTTGTGAGCGAGAGGTTGGTCGATGAACTAAGACGGAGAGTGGAGAATGACCGCGACCCGACGAAGGAACTTGTAACCGCCAAGCTCGAAGCATACAAAGCACTGACATGCAGTGCGGCGATTCCTGTGTCGTTCCCAAATGGAGTGCTTGTTGTAAACGACTGTGAGACAACCTTTTTGTCTGACATCGTTTATATTAGTGATGAGGCAGAAGGAGAGCCTGTTGCTGAGTTTCGTGCAAACCAAGAAATAACTCTTAACGCTTCAGACGGATGCGGCATGATGCTCCCGTCGCTCGCTCAGAGGTGGAGCGAGGAACTCGGGCTTGACTATATGGTAAGCGGAGCCAACACGAGGATGAGCTTTGAAAAGGGCATGGTGTTCACATTTGACTTTGTGGACTTCGCTGAGAAAGTTGCGGGTACATATCTTGTAAAGGATGCTTGGGGGAACGAGGTCGACGTCAGAGATGTCGAGCTTGTGCTCACTACATCAATGGTAAAGCTTTGGGATAGCTACGAAAGCTGTGACGACTATTTAACGAAATCCAAAAAGAACGGGTACACTTTTGGAGTCGCCAAGACATGCCCGAAGGTTTTGGAGAACGAGCGTAGCACTAACTATCAATTTTTACAGCCCTTTAGCCTTGACGACGATGACATTCAGGAATTAATTGAGCCTACGTTAAATGAGTTCCACGAGGTTTTGCACGACGATTGGCGCAAGTCAGTTTTATTCTTGAAAGGTTGCGGCTTGAACGAGAGAAATGTTTTGCGTCTGGAGAACGATTACATCAAAGCTCTGATGATAGATCATAGAATTGCCAACGACCCATTTGTTAAGTCCAACATTCACAGCCTGATACGGAATCGGATAAACGAGGCAAAGGTGGGGGTAATTAAAGTTCACGGGAATTACTCCATTGTGTCGGGAGATCTCTACCTGTTGTGCCAGAGTATGTTTGGATTGGAGAAGATCGGACTACTAAAGGCAGGAGAAATTTACAACAAGTATTGGGCTGATAGCGGAGCGGATAGCTTGGTTTGCTTCAGAGCTCCCATGACTACTCATTCCAATATCAGAAAAGTTCACACGGCTAATTCAGAGGATGTACGGTATTGGTTCCGATATATGACGACGTGCACGGTTTTTAATGGGTGGGATACGGCAAGTGCTGCACTCAACGGAATGGATTATGATGGGGATTTGGTAATGCTTACTGATAATCCCGTGTTAGTGAGAAAGCATCAAGAGTTGCCAGCCTTAATGTGCATCCAAAGAAAAGCAGCAAAGAAAATTCCTACTGAGGAAGATTTTATTAAGTCAAATATTGAGAGCTTCGGGAACGACATCGGACAGACAACCAACTGGATAACTTCGATGTTTGAAGTAAGGGCAAATTTTGCTCCCGATAGTCTTGAGTATCAACAGCTATCGTATAGGATAGATTCGGGGCAACACTATCAACAGTGTGCGATGAACTAACGTCGCCTCAACTGGTAACAGTTGTGTAAAACACGGTGAACCTACAAGTGTAGGGTGTGGCAATAAATGCTGCTAACAGAGAAAAGCTAAGTGTGTTGATTGCTAATGAAAGGGTGGTCGACATAGAAAATATTTATCATACATACGGAATCTACAGAATAACCAATATGGTTGACGGAATGACATATATCGGTAAGACAGGAGTAAGCTTCGGAGACAGATGGGATTGCCACAAAGCACAACTTAGGGGACATTACCATGACAACAAACCATTGCAAAACGCATGGGACAAATATGGGGAGGATAATTTTGAATTCGTCGTCATAGAACCTCTGGAATCTAAAGATACTCTAAATGAGAAAGAACGTCAATGTATTGCGAGTTACCGCGAATTAGGTCTGTGTTATAATATAGCAGACGGTGGGGATACAGGCTCATGTTTAGGAAAGCATCTCAGCGACGAAACAAAAAGAAAAATTGGAGAAAAGAATCGGGTGAATATGACAGGAAGAAAGCTTTCACAAGAAACGAGAGCAAAAATGTCAGAGTCGCAAAGGAAGAGGTTTGAGAATATGAGTGACGATGATAAGGTCGATTGGTATAAAAAGACTGCGGGTAAAGCGAGAGGCTATAAATGGTCGCAGGACAGTCGGGACCGATTCTCTAAGGCTCAGTCCATCAAGCCAAATGGAGCAAAGTATGATGTGGATACAATTCGCAAAATACGCTCCATGCATGAAATGGATGGGATGACGATAACGGAGATCTCTGACGCACTTAATATTCACAGACACACAGTTTATTTAATCGTAACTCGTAGAAGATGGAAGAACGTAGAATAGATAATCATGATTATAGTCAACACATAAGCTAACTCTGTGCCAAGCTGGTTTGGCAACAAGCCAGAAGGTGAAACGACTAAGACAAACGATCTCTCTGAGATTATGAAGTCTGTACCGATGTGGTGAAATTCCATATTGGGAAGTGCCGTGCTCCTGTAATGCAGGATGAAGATATAGTCTACTCCCCTAATAAATATCGGGAAACCGAGGGTATTAAGGAGACAAAGCCAAAGGCATCATATCAAAGCCAATGCCTCGTTATTGGCACGACAAACACGCTGTAAACAAACTCGAAGACGAAGGGCAAAGGAGCTTGTGTCGTAAGATAGTTGCAGACCGAAAGCCGTACTTCATGCGCTATATTTATCCCGATTTAGCCAAGAAGTACAATACATACATAAAAAACACAAACAAAAAAGCGCTGCGTGAATATCAGATGACCGTCGCGGAGTTGCAGTTATTAAGTCCGGATGACCTGTCAAACGAACAATCCGATTTCCTAAAATATTATGAGTACCGAATGCCGGTGGGTCAGAGCGATTGTGTGATGAATAAGATATGCAGAGTGTTCGAGGCAAACTTTGACGGATATATTGCAAGGAACGGGGGGAACGAATCGTTCGATTATCAAATAATGAAGAACGGACAGGAATACACACCGAGGCAGTTCAATGCAATTAAGCGATTATACAATGAGTATAATAAGAGGTTGAAAATATACTCTGTGTTTACTGATTATGAAAAGATTGATAAGATAGAATCCTCATCGACAATAGCTTTAATGAACCAAGAATTTGTAAAGGAATGTGCGGCGATCTGTCCGAACAAAAAAGTTCTGTGCGATATTGTTTTGGATATTTGTTATACACGCAGCGGGACGAAGCGGTTTGCGTGGAGTATGTGCGGAGAAGAAATAATAGATAACTTGCTGAGAAAAAATAATAATACGATAGCCTACCCCACGCTTGATGAGAACGGTACGTTGGAATACTGTGGAAATAGGTTCACAGTTGAGTATCAGAAAATTGAGGTGGATGAATGACAATTGTATTAAACGAGCGAGAGTGGGCTAAAGATAAAATTATTTCAAGATCATTGGGGAAACATCCGTTTGAAACATTGAGCAGGGTAGCAAGATATTACATTGAGAATAATTACTCCAAAAAAGATGTGAAGAAAATGCTGAATACCTTTCTCATTCAATGCGACCCTACGGCGTCTCTGCCGAAATGGGAAAAGACCATCGACTGCGCTTTGGATAGGGCATTGAAACGTGATTCAATTAATGTTAATGGCATACAGATAACGGAACCGGAAATGCGGAAAATAGAATCTCTGAGTGGCAAACAGCTTCAGAGGCTCGCCTTTACTTTACTATGTCTTGCAAAATATTGGGAAATTGCAAATCCTAATTCAAACGGATGGGTAAATAATAAAGACAGCGAGATAATGACTATGGCGAACATAAACACATCTGTTCGGCGTCAGAGTCTCCTGTTCCATACATTGAACGCAGAAGGGCTGCTCCAATTCTCCAAGAAGATAGACAACACCAACGTCAGAGTTTGTTTTATCGAATCTGGAACTACAGTCCTAAACGTCACAGACTTCAGAAATCTTGGGTATCAATATCTGAGGTATAAGGGTGAACCGTATTTTGAGTGTCAAAACTGTGGTGTGGTTACGAGAGAAAAGAACAGCGGCAAGGGCGCAAAGCAAAAATATTGCAGCGCTTGTGCTATCGAGGTTGCAGCAAAACAACGCATAGACTCTGTAATGAAAAAACGAAGCGTCATATAATCGACTGTTTCTGTTGAAAATAATTAAACCCCGCAAGGCTCCAATTTTAGGGCTTCGCGGGGTTTTTGATGAAATACTATAATGGTAGGGAATATATGTTTTTGTTTTCTGCCAAATAAAAGAACAAAAGGAATGAAGTATTCAACAATGATCGCTATTAACAAAGCGGAAAAAGAAGCTATTTTGAAGGTGTATCCTGATACTCATATCGTCAGGACAATGAAGCAGAAATCCAAGAGAGGACATTATTTTTGTGAGGAAACATCTCGTATAGTCAAATTGCTTGACACCATGCGAGGAACGGCAGAGGAGGCTGGCTCTCATAGAAATAACAAGAAGGGATAATGAATCCGAGCTTGACTATCACAAGAGGCTGGTTTATGGCAAGCTCGTTGATCACACCTTGTCCGATATGGATTATGCCGAGTTGTCCGAACTGATGTACGGCAAAAGATATTCGAGCGACGTAGCAAGGCGCATGGCGTATGGGAGCAGATATACACTTGAGCTTTTGGGTTCTCAGAGAATTGATAATGCGACAAAAGATGACATTACATCTGAGATTAATGACAAGATTATTGAACTTCAGAAGCAAACACAAAGAACGAGAGATCAGGCAAGAGAGTACAGGAAGATGATGAACTCGGATGGCAGGTGGGAACATCTCCGTGATGAACTTCTCGAAGCCGCCAAAAGGCTCCCGGATTCGGTAGGTACAATATTCGAACCGAGTGATGTAACATACACGTTGCCGGACAGCGAGAATGAAGCGATACTCGTATTGAGCGACTGGCATTACGGCATGATTACAAATAATGCATTCAACGAATATAACACGGAAATATGTAAGGCTCGTGTAAGAACAACGACAGAAAAAGCCAAAGAAAGAATAGCTCTTCATGGGTGCAACAAATTATACATAGTTTTTCTTGGTGACGGCGCACATGGGCATTGTCACACCGGAACGCGGGTAGCCTCAGAAGAGTTGGTTGTCGATCAATTTTTGCAGGTAGCTGAGATACTGGCTCAGACAGTCCTCGAGCTTTACTCAATCATACCCAATATTGAGGTTCACTGTACTTACGGGAATCATCTGAGGGTAATGCCTAACAAGACAGACAATATTCACAGAGACAATTGGGAGAGAGTTATTCCGAGCTGGCTTGAACAGCGAATCGCTGCTGAATGCTGGAAGCGTAACGAAGACTTGAATATTTCTATTGCTCCGGACACTGGTACGGAGTTTTGTTTTATCCGAGCGTGCGGACATGACATAGTTGCCGTTCACGGCGATTTGGACAGCCCTCGTTCAGCAACACAGTTGTTGCCATCTTTGTTGCGTACTAAATTTCACTTGAACGTAGAATACATATTGCTTGGCGACAAACACCACAGAGAGAGTTTTGAGGGGCTTAATGCTACCGCTCGTATTTGCGGCTCTCTTTGCGGTACAGATGAATACGCGAATACAAAAAGGCTATACTCACAGCCATCCCAGCTTTTATTAATTGTAAACGAGGTAGAGGGTATTGACGCCGAATATGCTTTGAAGTGTGAGTAAAAAGAAATCAAAGGAGAAAAGGGAAATGAATAAAAAGGAACTATCTCATCTGGTCGCGCAGACCATGAGAGAGAACGATGTACGAAAGCCAATATATGTGCCGAAGCAAACTTTTCGCATTACAGATTCAGAGGGACACAGCAAGGATTTCTCTGTGCGTCAGACCGAAAAGACTGTTATGTATACCGAGGGTGATGTCGAAGCTGTAATTGACGCGCTTGTTGAAACTGTCGAAAAGGCTCTGACGAGAGGCGATGAAGTTACTATTAGAGGATTTGGAACCCTTGGTTTGAAGTACAGAAAGAAAAGAGCTACAAAGATGCCGGGAACCGATGAATGGGTTGCAGTAGATGCACGGTATATTCCAAAGTTTGCATTTGGAAATGATCTTCGCAGGTGTGCAAAACTTTATGAAATGTCACTGAACGAAAAAATCTCGCACGAACCACTGCCGATTTTTGAGGACGACGAGGGCGGTGATTGATATTGCCGATGGAAGTTAATACAGATAGGGCGCGGTGCTCAAAATGTGGCAAGGCGTTTTCAAAATATAAGGGAAATTTTCCGGTAAGCTACGCTGCTATGTATAAAGGATTGGGCTATATTCCTGTATGCAAAGAGTGCCTTGATAAGCTTTACAGAAAATATCTATCAGAATGTAACGATACAGAAACAGCCGTTAGGCAGGTTTGCCGGAAGCTTGACTTATATTGGGATGAAGAGCTGTTCAAGATTGCGGTTGTGAAAAGCTCTACCAAATCGGTGATAACAAATTACATTACGAAGACAAACAGCCTATCATACGCAGGACGATGTTACGATGACACACTTGAGAAAGAGGGCACGCTGTGGACTTTTGGACTGTCACAAAATAGACTATCCAACCATTCTTCCGTCGGGCATACATCGGCTACATCTCCAGAGAGCGTTTCTGAGGATGCCGTTAACTTCTGGGGAACAGGGTATACTCCTGAAATGTATGTTGAACTTGAGAAGCGTTACTCTTATTGGCTATCGAAGTTTCCAAAGGATGCTGACATAGACATTGGCACAGAAGCCCTGCTGAAGCAGGTGTGCTCTATGGAAATGGATATAAGCAGAGATAGATCACAAGGTAAGAGTGTGGATAAGAGCGTTACGGTTTTGAATAATCTGCTTGGCAGCTTGAACTTCAAGCCATCCCAGAGACAGAGCGGAGATGTTGACTCTGACGTTCTGACCAACCCGCTTGGCGTATGGATACGTCGGTGGGAACACGAGCGTCCTTTGCCTGAAGTGGACGATGATTTAAAAGACGTTAATCACTTGCTTAAATATTTCTTTACTTGGTTGGGGCACGTTTTCAAAATGCTTAACAAGAAAAACGGATTTTCCAAAATGTATGAAGAAGAAATAGAAAGACTGAGGATTGAAAGACCCGAGTTCGCCGATGAAGACGATGAGGATTTCCTCATGGACGCGCTCGAAGGTTATGATGACAGTGGCGGCGATGAAGATGACGAGATATGAAAAGGTTTTGAGGGGCGCTGCATTTTGGGGAGCGTATTATAGGTATAACCCTGACAAGTGTGCAAAAGACTATCTCCATCTTAACCTAAAAAGATTTCAAAAATTTTCACTTGTAATGATGTTTTGGGTAAATATCTTTGTTTGGATAGCAGCCAGAGGCTTGGGAAAGACCTTTTTAAGTGCTATCTACTGCGCAATACGGTGTATTTTATATCCCGGTACAAAGATTTGTATTGCGTCCGGGACAAGGGGGCAGGCGATTCTTGTACTTGAAAAAATAATACAAGAGCTTGTTCCGAGATCTGAGGAACTCAGAGCGGAGATAGACTGGAAAGAAACAAAAGTTAATAATACCGTTGGGCAAATTGTATTCAAGAACACGAGCGTAATCAAAGTAGTAACAGCCTCAGACAGCAGTAGAGGTAATCGTTGTAACGTACTACTTCTTGATGAGTTCAGATTAATATCCAAAGATGTTATTGACACAATCCTGAGAAAATTCCTTACATACAGAAGACTCCCGGACTATGTAAAGCTCACGGACGAAGAAAGAAAAGCAGAGTACAACAAAGAGAAGAACCTTACTGTATATCTCAGCTCTGCTTATTTCAAAGACCACTGGGCTTATACAAAATGCGAAGATACATACGCCGCTATGATAAGCGGCAAGAGAAAACAGTTTATTTGCGGGTTTCCTTATCAGTTAGCTTTAGAAGAGGGTTTGCTCGACCCTGACTCTGTGATAGACGATATGGCGGAGAGCGACTTTAGCGAAATAAAGTTTGGTATGGAAATGGAGGCAATGTTTTACGGCTCTGCCGAAGACGCTTTCTTCGACTTTGATTCCATATCCAAAAATAGGAACATCAAATATCCCCTGCTCCCGGATAACCTATCGTCGAAGCTCCCGTCTCCGTTAGTACGAATCCCGCCGAAACAAAACGGAGAGATACGAATATTGTCAGCTGATATAGCGCTTATGTCAAGCAAGAAGCACAAGAACGATGCTGCTTCAATTTTTATTAATCGGCTCATTCCGACAAAGGCAGGCAGGTATTCAAGCAACATTGTATATCCCGATGTCGATGAGGGTTTAAGGACAGACGCGCAAGCCTTGAAGATCAGAAAGCTATTTGACGAATATAGCTGCGACTATCTTGTAATCGACGCGAGCGGTATAGGTTTAGGGTGCTATGATGCTCTCGCCGGTGATATTGTAGATAGCAATACGGGTGAGATTTATCCGGCTCTGTCGTGTTGTAACAACCCCGAGATGGCTGCGAGATGTACAGTTCCCGGAGCAAAGAAAGTAATATGGGCAATCAAAGCAAACGCACAGTTCAATTCGGACTGCGCTTTTTTACTTCGTGAGGGATTTAGAAGTGGAAGAATCCGGCTGCTCTTAAATGAGTACGATGCCGAAGAAGCGCTTTCAGCACTCAAAGGATATTCGTCATTAAGCCCTACGGATAAACTAAAGTTTCGGTTACCGTATATTCACACAACTTTATTGATTGATGAGCTCGTGAATCTCGAACACGAAGAAGCGGGCGGAAAAATACGAATATCTGAAAAGTCGGGGATGCGAAAGGACAGGTATTCCAGTCTGTCATACAACTATTATGTTGCAATTCAGCTTGAAAATAAATTGAACAAAAAAAACAAATCTTCGTCGAGCGGTAAGGATATGTTTATTATCAAGCCACCGGCGTATAAAGGAAAGGCGGTGAGTGCGTTTGGATACGGAGGAAACCGTTTCTGAAAAACGAATACGAAATGAAAACTTCGGTAGCGGATGTATAGGTATCTCAAGCAGGTTCGCTGCGATTAACAAACTTATTACACGAGACCTGAACAATTATCGAATTACTCCTACGTTTTCGCTTTACACAAAAAGTCAGATAGCCGAGTATCTTTCAAATCCGTATAGATACGAAAAGCAGCTTCGTATGGCTGTGAGATATATTTACGGGGCGAGTCCTCACTTCAGAAGGCTGATTCAGTATTTCGTTGGTTTGTCGGATTTGTCCTATATAGTTGAGCCATACAGGATTGACCCAAGAAAGGCGAACGCCAGAATAATCGGAAACAACTACCGGAAGGTTTTAAGTACACTGGAATCAATGAAAATCAAATCGCAAATTCCAAAGCTACTTACCATTTGTCTGAGAGAAGACGTGGTTTTTGTAACTATGCACGTTACTTCGGACAGCGTGATAATGCAGATTCTCCCGAGCAATCAGTGCGCTATTTCATCTATCGAAGGTAATGTATTTAACGTCACATTTGACTTCTCGTATTTTGACGCTCACCCAGAGCTTCTTGAATACTATCCTGTTGAGTTCAGCGAAAAGTATAGGCTGTATCAAAAGGAGCGGAAGAATAGATGGATAGAACTCAACTCTCCGTTGTCATTTGCGATAAAATGCGCTGCGGACATTCCTGAGTATGCCATACCGCCGCTTATGGGAATACTCAGAGAAATCTACGAGCTTGAGGATTACCGTGCGTTAAAGCTTACCAAAACAGAGCTTGAAAACTACGCCATGCTTGCCATGACATTACCGATGGACGAGGACGGCAACTGGGGAATCGACTATGACAAAGCGAAAGACTTCTGGCGCAACCTCGATGCGGTTCTGCCGGAAGAAGTCGGCTCAGTTCTTACTCCCATGCCAATTAGCAAAATCAGCTTTGAGAAATCGAACACGGGGGACACTGATACTATTTCCGCTGCTGAACAGAATTTGTTTACAGCGGCGGGCGTATCATCTTTGCTCTTCAATAACAGTAAAGCAAGCGCAAACGCATTATTGCTTTCTATCAAAGCAGACCAAGCGTTGACATACGGAATTGTTAAAAGTGTTGAGGATGCGATAAACAGGTTTATTCAATCTCAGGGATATGGCAAAAATTTCAAAGTGAATTTCCTTGATGTCTCTCCGCTTAATCGAAAGGAAGTTGGAGACGCTTACCTCAAAGCTGCGTCATATGGGCTCCCAACAATTAGTGCTTACTCAGCGTCACAAGGAATCGGACAGGCAGAGCTTGACTCTATGAGTTTCCTTGAGGGAACGGTACTCGGGCTTCAGGATATGTTCAGACCCATACAGAGTTCCACGCAAATGAGTTCTAACGATCTGGAAAGCAAAGGGGCTACTGATGAAGGCGGCGCTCCAAAAAAAGACATCGGAGAATTAACAGACAGCGGAGAACAGTCTTCTGAAGACTCTGACGATTGGTAAGGAGAAACAGAATGAATAAGTTTATCTATGTTTTTAGTAAAGCAGACAGGGATAAAATGCTTTTGAATGGATTTCTTTTGCTGAAATCAGATGAACAAAATAAGATGTATGTGTTTTTGAACGAAGAACATTCGTCTCCAGAAGGACTTGACATCAGTTATATTTTGTCAGATAAGCTGACATTTTAATCTACCCGCTAAACGCGGGCTTTTTATTAGGTGATAGAGATGGGAAAATTTATGAGCATAACCTACGCATCATCTCTCACCGATATGTGTGCGCTTAACTCGTCATTTGATAAAGGTGTTCTTCGCATAGCGTACCCAGGAGTAAATCAGAACAAGAGTTGCATCTCCAAAGAGACATTTGAGAAATGTATCGCCACTATGTACAACTGCCCTGTCGTGTGCAATTACGATAGAGAGACGGATACATTTGGCGGTCACGATGTTGAAATTGTAAAAGATACATCCGGCGGGCTTCATATGGTCAACGTAACCACCCCTATCGGTGTAATTTGTGAATCATCTAAGCACTGGTGGGATACAGTGACTGAAGACGACGGTACGGAACGAGAATATTTGTTTACGGAGGTACTGCTCTGGAAACGGCAGGAAGGATACCAAAAACTTAAACGCGACGGAATCAGCGCTCACTCAATGGAAATCAACGTAAAGAGTGGCGAACTCAAAGACGGAATTTATTACGTCAATGATTTTGAATTTACTGCATTTGCGATTATTGGGGTGAAGCCCTGTTTTGAAAGTTCCGCCATCGAAGTATTTTCGTCTGCGGATTTTGAATCACAGATGCAAGAGATGATGCGAGATTTCAAGGAGAGTTTTAATTTGGTCAATACCTCAATAGAGGTTGACGATATAAATGCTAATCAGCTTACGAGAGGAGGAAATGATTTGGAAAAAGAAACCAAGATTGAAACGGAGGAAAAAATCGAGTCTGAATCTTATCAGGCAGAACAGCCCGCCGAAAGGGATTCGACGGTAAGCGATGAGCCCGTTGACGAGGAACAGAAATTTGCGCTTGTCGAAGGATTTACAAGCGAAGTTATTCGTGAACTTGGCAAAGTTACAGTCACATGCGACTGGGGAGAATGTCCTCGTTATATGTATGCTGATTGCGATATTGAGAGCAAGACTGTATATGCGTGGGACACGGACGACATGTTGCTTTACGGCTTTGCGCTTACTGTTAACGGTGACGCAGTTTCCATTGACTATGATTCCAAAAAGAGAATGAAGTACACCATCGTCGAGTTTGACGGGGCAGAACAAGGTTCTCTGCTTGAATCAAGTTTTGCAAATGTCAAGTCTGCATTTGCAGAAAAGGCTGTTGCGGAAGCAAGTTTGTCAGAGCTGAAGTCTGCCAACGAAGAGATGAAGATGTCGCTTTCAGATGCAACCGAATCAATCAAACGGATGGAGTCAGAGCTTGGCGTTCTCAGACGCTTCAAGGCGGATTTTGATGAAAACGTCGCAAGGGGTGAACGCGAGGAATTGTTCTCAAAGTTCACCGATCTTTCCGGTATTGAAGGCTTTGATACGCTCTGTCAGGATTGCATGAAATACTCCCTCGAAGAGCTTGAAGAAAAATGTTATGCGCTCAGAGGAAGATATGGCACTGCGGCTAAATTCTCTCTTGAGAACGCAGTCCCAAAAATTGCGGTCGTAAGACCCGAGGACGCAGACGAACCTTATGGCGGTTTGTTTGTGAAATATTCAAAAGAAAAGTAACAAAATAGGAGGTAAAACATTATGGCATATGGTGTTGTTCGCACGGACAATATGTTCGGCACTGATGTCAGAGCCGGTCTGGTATCTATCAAGTATATCGTTACCACTGGGTCTGGTGCGTCTGCGGTTAAGACCGAGACTGAAATTGAGAACGGCAGAATCCTTAAGGTCGGTGACCTGATGGATGGAGAGCGCGAAATCTTTGAGGGTGTTGTTCCCGCCGCCGACTCTGAGCTTTCTGAGGTTGTACTTATCGCCTCTCCTGAAGTAATGTACGACGAGAGAAAGCGCAATCTCAATGAGTTCATTAATGTTGCAGGTAAGGCTTGCAGAGGTTATCGTCTGCATAAGGGAGATATTTTCTCCGTCACAATTGACGCTCTTGATGCTGCCGCAACTCCCGAGGTTGGCAATGTTGTCGAGCTTCAGGCAGACACTAAGCTCAAGGTTGTTGCTTCTGCAACGTCCGGTTCCACAACCGTTGGTAGGGTTATCGCTGTCGATGTTGTCGGCAGATATACCTACTACGCTATTCTTGTGGGCTAATTACACATGAAGGAGGTTAAATAATATGGCTGATATGAAAGATATTGTAAAGCTCGCCGTTGATGGTTACAAAGGCAGAGTTGAGAAGTACTCCGTAGAGCAGTCTCAGGATACACTTCGTCAGGCTCTTATCGAGGCAAACAACGGCAA